TTTAATTACTCATCATCCCAGTCAGCAACGATGTCGGCCAGCTTGCCCTTCTTGGTAGGCACGGACTCAACCTTGGCTGGCGCCTTGCGCACTTCAGGCTCTTCCTCGGCTTCCACCTCAACAGCCTTGGCTTTCTTGGGCTTGGTTTTCTCAATGATCTCTTCGTACACAGGAGCGTCTTCTTCCTTGGTCAACTCACCCATAGGACGCTTGCCTTCGATAGCCAACGGTGCAGGGGCGGCAACGCCATCAGCAGAGGCAGGGGTAACAGCCACGGCCTTCTCCGCATCCTTGGAAGCAGCTTGAGTCTGCGCGGTATCGTACTCGTCCTCAGTCAACCAACGCACAGGGGCGAAGAACAACTTGGGAGACTCCGCCTTGGTGTCGAACTTCATGCGGGTCACGATGGAGTCCAAGTTAACAGGAGGAGTCTGCGCCGCCATGTAACGGGCGTATGCCTGCAATGGGCGCTTCTCGCCGTCTTCCTTGCCGAAGATAGATGTCGCAGGCAATGTCACTTGCAACACGTCACCATCGGGGTTGTTAGCCAAGACCACAGCCAAGCGCTGTTGGTAACGGCAAGCACGGCTCTGACCCGTACCGGAACCAGCGATGTTCTGTGGGCATGTGGCACAGCTTGAAGACTGCTTGTTCTTCACACCGGCATCAGGCTTCTCGCCATCAGCCGATGTGCAGTCAGGGGCGGCTGCAGCCGCATCCTTGTCGTAGCCACCGGCGTAGAAAATACGGCTGACCTTGGGGGCGGCTTTGACAATGATGACATCCAAGTGGCGGTCTTCAATCGAAGCAATCTCTTTGCCGCTAGACAGCAGGCGGAACACACCACCCTTGATCGAGACACGCTTCATGCCGCCACCGGCGTTCACGTTACCGGCCAGAGCCAATGTGGTTGCAGACAACTCTGCATTCTTAGCGAAAGCAGGAACGTTTGAGGGACTGAACATAGTAATGTTACTCATTTTGTTTTCCATTTAAGTAGGTTTGCGTACAGAGATGTCATACTCAGATGCTGAGTTGAGTCCGGGCGGTACGACCCCGGGGTTTTCTTCCAAGAACTGAGCCATGTTGGTCTGCGCAATGCGCTTCTCCAAAAGCTCGACGGCTTCGTGAGCCAATACGAACTTCTTAAACTCATCCCAGTCTTGTGTGGTGTAGCGAGTCTTCACGGACATGACTGCCGTGCCCTCGGTGGTGCGTACAGATGTGACCCCCATGGCCTTCATCTGGTCTTTGATCGCGCTCTTGATCTCGTCCTGTTGCGCCTTAAGTACTTCCGCTTGGGTGTCGTACTCTTGGGTCAGTTCAGTCAAGCGCGTGCGTAGCTTGCGGTAAATTTTCACTAGCTTGTCTAGCGGTACTGCTTCTTCTTCCATTGCTTCTCCTGTTGTTTTGTTGTCTAAGGTTGGACAGTTTACATGTATTTTCTAGCGTTGCAACCCCCTTTTAAGATTTAATTTCAGTTTCGAACATCTCGGTCAGTAGTAAGTTATCACTAACTTTTCCTTCCAAGGCTTTGAACATGCGCTTCTCAATCGGGCTTCCCTGAATGTGAATCACAGTAACTTTGTCTGAGTCTTGCCCCTTGCGGTCAGCACGGGCACAGCATTGGATGTACTGTTCAACGCTCATCAGAGGGCCGTAGAACACCACGGTGTCAGCGGCAGTCAGCGTAATGCCATGGGCAGAAGCGGCTGGTTGCATCACCAATACACGGGGGGTTGGCTCCGTCTGGAAGCGGTTGATAGTTATACCTCGCTTGCTTGGCGTGATGTCTCCGTGAATGCACTCGTTGACAATACCCTTCTTCGTGAGGTAGTTGCTGATCGTGTCGATGGTGCTACGGAACAGCGCAAAGATAATGACCTTGCGTTCGGTCTCTTCCAAGATCTCTTCAAGCACAGCCAAGCGCGGCGCTGAGTCAAACTCAACAACTTCCTTGTCGTCTGTGTAGGCTGCCCCACAACTGATCTGAAGAAGCTTGCTAACACCGGCGGCGGCATTGACTGCTGTGATTGTCTCGCCAGCGGTTTGCACTAACATGCGGTCTTTGAGCAGGTCGTAGTACTTCTTTTGCTGTGGGGTTAGGGCAACCTCACGAGTCATGGTAATGACGGGCGGCAAGTCAAGGCACTGTGCTTTGGTAAAGCGTATCGCAGGCTGCAGGGCTTCGTGTACCTTGTCCTTGGCGTCAATCTTAGCCGCCCATTTGAATGTTGTGATCTTGTTCATCACCTCATCGCGCCACGCTGTAAGGAATCTAGGCACGCCATCGGGGTTGACTAGCTTGGCTAGGCCGTACGCATCCACAGGAGACTGTGATGCAGGGGTGCCTGTCATCATCCACAAGTATGTGTTGGGCACAATGATGGAGTTGAGCGCTTTCCATCTGCGAGTGGTTGGTGTCTTGTATGCGTTGGCTTCGTCAACAATGACAAGATCAAATCTGCCGTCGTTACGCACCTCATCCGCAATCAGGTTCAAGCCTTCGTAGTTGGTGATGACAATTTCATAGTCACGCTGAATCATCTCAATCCGGCGACTCGCCTGAGCATGGTGCGCAATAATGGCAGAGCGGTGTATCACGCTGTTGTTGATGTCCCCCATCCATGCGCTGTGCATGATCGACAGGGGGCACAGGATGAGAACCCTACGCACCTTGCCAAGCTTCATCAAGTAGTCAGCCGCCCACAGAGCAGACAGCGTCTTACCCGTGCCGGGTTCGGAAAATACAAAAGCTCTGCGGTACATCGTAAGGAATGCCGCAGTCTCGATTTGGTGAGCCATGGGTTTGTAACGCCCCGGCCAGTCATAGCGCCTAGTGATAGGCGACGGTACATTTTTAACACCTAAGTTACGCAAGACCCGCGCTTCGTCAAGACCCCAGTAAACAGCGACATCGTATCCTCCGTCTTCACGGAGCATTGCTTTGCTTTTAGGAATGATTGAATACTTGTGCGGGTTCCTTGTGCGTAAGATGATGGCTTTGTCTTCTACTATTTCCATTGCTTCTCCAAGCTTTTATTTTCCGTTGTCGCTTTGGTTAGCGCTCTTGTTACGGAGACGGGTGTTACCTGTTGTTGACTTGCCCCCTGCACGCAGAGGTTTGATGTGGTCAATGTCTTTGCCAGTGCGATCGACGCCCTTTTTGTCATAGGCTCTACGAGCTTTCTGACGCTCGATCTGATCGTCTGTCTCACCGGTTTTCTTTTGCAGTTTGTATGCGTGTTTGTAGTCACGCTTGCCGTTAGTTTGTGTCATCACTTCCTCCTAGTGCTTAGGGTTAAACTCGCATCCGGTGACCTGACACCATCCGCATAGTGGGGTTTGATTTGGATTCCATATACCCGTCTCAAAGCATCCTTCAAGACGTGCAGTACGCTCACGGTACTTCCACCAGAACTGCTCGGCTTGGTCGCGTGTCATCTGCATCTTAACCATATCATCTTTGACGATGAACAACAACGCAGAGTTAACTTTGCGAATGTGAGGGAAGTGCGCAAACACCATGAGCGACATGAGCACAAGCTGGTCTCTGTCTGGGTACTTGTTGTTGCCTGTCTTCCAGTCGCCCACCCAAGCTGTCAGGTTCTCATCGTCAACGATCAGGATGTCGGCAATGCCTCGAACCCAAACATCGGGAGCCTTCCAGTTGGTAGGGCGAAGGTCAACAGTCAGCGCCATCTCGTACTCAGCAAGCGCTCTGCCGGGTTTCTTAAGCATGGCGTCCACAATAGGCTGGAACTGCGCATACTCAGGCGGTATAGGCTTCTTGTCCCTGATGTAGAACTCGATGGCCTCATGCACCTGATTGCCATACTTGGTGGCCTCAGTCTCTTGGAAGGGGTATTTCTTTAAGACCTTGACCTCGTGGTAACGGCGTTGGCAGCCCTCGAAATCTTTGAGACTGCTGTGTGACCATGCTGGTTTTTTCATTCGAACTTTGCTGTGTTGATGGTTTCGGTTAATCGGTTGGCAAACTTGGTGACAAACGCTTCGTTGGAATTAAGGCGATGCTCGCCCATATCTTTGAGAATCGTATGCACAACCTCGTGCCAAAACGTGTCGGCAATTTGCTCTGGTTTGAACTCTTTGCCTGTGGTGTTACTTGTTCGCCCAAGCTGTATGCGCCTACGATCGTAGTTCACACAGCCTATGACGGCTTTGTCGAGCATGGCTTCTACCACTTCGACTGAGTACCACCTTCTACCTACTCTTATTTTTGTTGGTAATCTCACTGCTTCTCCTAGTTTTTTGCTAGCCCATACCTACGGTGTGCGCCACCGTCAGCGTCTAATGGAATGCCCGGCATGTAAGGCGGCTCCATAGTCATCTGCGCCAAGACCCAAGTCTTAGCTTCTTGCACCTCTGCATCAGGAACCACAACGATCTGCTCGTCATGTACTGTTCCCGCCACAAAGTATCTCTTTGCAGTACGCACCATCCCATCAGTCATCACGCATCTCGCTACGCCCTGCGTGACATTGTTGGTTATTTTTCCTGCATATATTTTAGTACGATCTTGCCCGTATGTCCACTCTACCCGATCTTTATTTGTATGCTCGTCTTTGTACCGCCTGCGGTTGAGGTCAGGATACAACAGTTTCATCCCCGAGGGCAGCTCAATTTCACCCCTGCGGTACGTCAGGCACTTGTGTTTGTACACCTTGCCCTTGTACAGGCACTCTTCAATAAGCTGGCTGTTAATATCCCAGAAGTCCACCACGGGCGTAGCCGTAGCCCTGTACTTGTCGATGATGGCCTTGGCCGCAAGGCAGTGGATGACTAGCTCCTTGGTGGTACAGGTGTGCGGTATTGCCCCGAGCTTCTCAACGTTGACTTCCCAGTCGAGAAACTTCTGCGCCATAGCCTGAGTGACGCCGAGTTTCTTCGCAAATGCAAGGTCGTAGCGTTGCGGCGGTGCACCCAAAAACCCCGTAAGAAGCTGTGACGCGAACGCTGCCCAGCCGAGACCATAACCGCAGCCCAAGAGCGCGCTTTTCGCAGACTGCCGTAGGTCTGGATGTGATTCCTTAGTAAGGCCGGGTATGTTAAACATTTGCGAGCCAAACGCGGCGTAAGGGTCACCACCTGACCGGAAGATGTCGAGCATGTCTGTGTAATCCGATAGCCACGCGAGAACTCTCGGCTCAATCTGGGAGAGATCCCCGACGACAAGCTCATGCCCAGCGGGCGCCATAATTGCTTTACGAAGGAACGAGCCTCGCTTGAGGTTCTGCATGTTGATGGCCGAGCCTTTGCTTGCTGTCCACCTGCCAGTCTGCGCACCATAGTAGGAGAGAGGTACTGGTAAGGCGCCACGTTTACTAATGTCGAGGAATCTCTGAGCCCTAGTGCGCTCGGTGGTCGACTTAACCCTAAGACGCGCTTCACAAAGAAGGGCAACGTCTTCACGTTCACCGTTGAGTAACGCCTGAAAGAGGGCGTCATTCTTAGCAAGCGCAAGTGTTTCTTTCCCGGTAGTTTTACTGACCTTTGTTGGGGGAACCACACCGAGGGCTGTGAGTAGCGCCGCAAACTGTGGGTTCGACGCCAATGCAGTCTCATCCACGCTGAGCTTCTGTAGTAGGGCTTCACGTTTTTCCTTTTCATCTAGTATGGCGTCAGTCAACATGTTGGGGTCAAGCTCAAGGCATGCACGGGTGTACATCTTGAGGGTCATGTCAATCAGCCTGAGTTCCTTGGACGGGTAGCCTTTGGTCAGTTCATAAAAAATTTGTTCGCATAGATATACGTCGTGTTTGCAATAGTCTGCAAGCTCAGATTCCATGACCTCGTCCAACTCGGCCACACCATTGGTGCTGTGTACGGCTGTCCCTTTGGCGGGAAGATTAAAATCGTTTGCAAGTTTGGCGAGACTGTTGCCAACCTCAACGCCTCTGAGAGCTCGCGCCATTGATAGCGTGTCGAAGATGAAGGCAGGTCTAGCTCCGTAGACCCACTCCATAATGGATACATCGAACTGTGCGTTGTGAGCAAGCACTGCGGTTCGTCCCCAATCCACTTGATTGAAGTACTCAGATAAATCCGATCCTCTAATCCATCTAGTGTCATCTCCGCTTCCGTATTCGTGAACGCAAACACCGAACGCTTTAAATCTCTTATCACGTATGTACTCCTCCGTTGTCATCTTGCTTAGTGTGTAACCTTCCTTGGTGTCCCAATAGGTTTCAAAGTCGATCGTGATGATCTGTTCATAGGGTGCGGTCATTTTTCTCCTTGAGTTCGGCTTCAATTTCTTCTATCAAGTTCAGCAAGTACAAGGGCAACATGCCCGCTGGCGCGGCGGCAATCCACTCTTGTTTGTCCTCATCCGTCAGCCCAACCCACTCACGCTTGGGCGGGTACACATACGGCTGACCCTCGATGTCTTGTAGGATTTGTTTGCCAAGGTTGCTGCTTTTCTCCACCTCGTTAAAGGCTTCGTCTTCTTCAGGTGTCCAGTCTGCTTCAGTCATTGCTTCTCCTTCAGTTAAAGTTTTCTTTAGGTGGTGCGTCGAGGAGATTTAAAAAGCCGAAAAAATCGTTTGCCGCCAACATGAGTTGCGACGCCTCCATCTCGTTACAGTTGAGGGTAACGACTCCTGCGATTTGATCTTCAGCGCGGCCAACGATGACCACGCCTTGTGCTTTGCCTTCTCCGTAACACATCACCAACTTGTGTATCAGTAGCTTGAAGTGCGCTTGCTCTTCGTCCGACATGGCTTCCACACGCTTGTGCAGTTCCCTGTCAGACATCGAGCCTTCAAAGTCCTCGTAGTTCATTTTGTTTAGTCTCCAGTACTATCCTCAAGTCATCGAGGTTGGTCTCCCGCGCAATGAACGTGGTGCCGCCTGCGTTGAGAATCATGTTGAGTTCCCTGTCTTGAAGCGCGGTGGTCGTGCCCTTGCCTGCCTTGCACTCAATGGCGATGAAGTGTCCGTCCATGCAACCAATGATGTCAGGTATACCCGCTCGGCCAAAGCCGTTAGCAGGGGGCATGAAGTGGTACACGCCCATCTTGTCCAGCATGAGCCGCACCGCCCTCTTCACTTTCCATTCAGGTGTTTCTGCCATCGTTTACCTCAATCAGTTTGTCTAAGTAGTGCCGCGCCTTTCTCAGGTCATCGACCCCGCCCTTGTCTTGCCAGCGGGACACATACTTTACGATGTTTCCTTCCAGATAGCCAAGGTTATTTGCCACGATGTAATCCCATGGTTGGATGGCCTTGCTCTTGTAGTGAGTGCCCGCTACTTGCACATCGTTGGCTTTAAGATCTTGTATGTGTTTGCGTGTAGCCTCATGAAACAGGTCAAGCTGATCGGTTGTTGGTATCGGTGGCTTAGTCATTCATTTCTCCTTGTCTTCGTTTTAAAAATACAGCGTCAGCAGGATTGCGTAGACGCTCAAGTTCACTGTCGTAGTACTGTTTAGGCATAGGCGCTTTCTTTTCCAAGAGCAGGCGTAACCAATCAGCACCACCGAGTTGATTGAATATCATCCACTGCCTGTCAGACATTCTTAAGTATCTGTGCTTGAGTGGCTCTGGTGGCTTTGGCCGTGGCATGTTCTATCACTCCTTCATGTTTGTTTGGCAGTCTTTCTTTGGCACGCGTGTAGCTGCCAAACTGTTTGTAGCCCAAGCCTTCTTCGCTCTTGATCGTGCCGGTGCTTTGTTTGGCTCTGAAGTACGGATCGGTTGCAAAGATGCTCGGACGATCTACTTGCGCGAGTTCTTCCCATGGGTTGAGTGCGCTCATTTCAGCACCCCAAGTTGACGCAGAGCTTCTTGAAGCCCAAGCAATCCGCCTACGCGTTGGTCGCCAATGAAGATCTGCGGCATGCCCCGCACATCAGGAAACTCTTTGAGAAAGTTTGCCATGCGCTCACCTACCTCGATGTCAACATCGGCATACCTCAGCCCTAGTCCATCTAGTATCAACTTGGCTGCTACGCAGTTGGGGCAGTTAGCCTTGGTGTAGATTGTGATGTGTGTGTCTTTCATGTGTTCATCTCCAGTTTGTTGATCTGGTCAATAATCCATTGGCAATCTTTGCGTAGGGCTTCAAAACGAGGCGTGTCTTTTTTCTGGATCTTTCCTCCAGCGTTAAACATTTCGTATGTGTCGTTATAAACGTCTTTGAGTTTGACGTTGATCTTTATAGACACATCGGTTTGCAAATCCCAAAGGTGTATCAAAGTCTCAATCGCCTCTTCAAACTCTTGTTCGCACTCGTTCGACGCGTATAAGTAGAAAACAAAGTCGCCCTGTGCATCAACTTCGCCTGAGTGGGGGTGCTCGTCTACTTCAAGTCTTATTGGCTTCATCTTAACCTCCAAACAGTTTCTTCAGATGGTCGTACAGCTCGCGTGCCTGATACACAGTCATGTTGTCAATGATGCTCTGCGGTTCGCGGTTGCGTACGATGGACACAAACCCCTTGCGTGTGGGCACGATGGGCGGTGTATGGTCGGGATAGCCCATCGCTCTAGCGGCGGCATCCATTGCGTCTTGACTAGACATAGGTGTGTTCTCTAGCTTGGCTTTCAACAGCGCACCGATTCCCGTTGTGCCTTTCTTCTCTGGCGTGGCTTTCTTTTTCTTCTTGTAGCTAGAATTCTTAATCGGTTGATACTCATCTACATCTGCGTACCATAGGCCGTTGGTATCGTGCACCATGCTGCTTCTTCGCATCTGCGCGATCAATGATGAGACTGATGCCTTAGCAAAGCCTTGATGCTCTAGCGCTTTGATGATCTCCATACGGGTGGAGCCGGGGTTGTGCTTGATGTAATTGAATGTTTCGCGTGAGACATTGTTGGTAATGTTGTAAAGGTTTTTCATGACTGGTTTTTGATTTGAGGTTACGGGAAAAGAAGAAGACACTGGTTGTTTGGCAACAGAAGGAGGGGTTTCCACCTCATCGTCCCATGTTTGCAGGGTCTTACTTAGCGCTGTCTTGAACGCAGTTTGAATATCAGGCATTTGTAGTTCCTCCTAGTAAAAGAATGCCAAGCACAACGAGAGCTATCACCACTAACGATTGCACGCATGTGCGTGCCTCGTCTGTCATACCCTGCCTATCGCCAAGCAGAGCAGCTTGCACCCAAGTTTCCTCGGGCGTAGTTTCAGGGGGTGGGGGTGTGTAGAGCAAGCCAATCTTGACCTTGCCCGTGTCGTAAGGTGTGTGTTTCATTTTTAATTTCTCCTTGGGGGTGTGATTATTTGTCTAGGGTTGGACATAAGTCAATAGGGTCTCCAATAATAAAGATCGGTTAATAGGACAAGTACTGCAACTAAAAGTACTACTCTTTCAAACTTTTCCCATCCTGTCATAATTGCTCATCCTCCTTGCGTAGTGGTTCAATGTTCAAGTCTTTCAGTACACGCGACACAAGCGTGTAGACATCCTCGATGTATGTGATGCGGTACTCAGCGGGGTCGTTCACATAGTCACGCAAGTCTGCCTCGATGAATTGCAGATCACGCATGATCTCTTGTGTTACTACTTTCATTTGCTTTCTCCTTGGGTTAAAAATGTGGGGGCAAGCCCCCACTACGAATCAAGTCAACAATGCAGGCAGGGTTGGCTTGAATGACACGGGCTTGCGCACATCCCATTGCAGGTAGTAGCACAAAACCTCAGCGATGACGCCGACTGTATAGATAGACTTGGTAGCCGCGCTGATAAGACCAGACGCATCACCCTCGATCAGCATATCGTAGATACCCTGCTCTGTGACGCACAGGTCATCACGATGCGTGTAGCTAAGAGGCGAAGCCTCGAAGGCGTGCAGTATGGTAGTCAGCGTGTACGCAGGCATCTGGTCAAGCCATACCTCCATCGTCTCGACATCAGCCTCAAGCAACGCATTGGCCATCTCGTCAGCTTCGGGGCGAACGAAACCATCTTCGTCATCGGGGAAGTCATACGCTGTCTCATCGTAGTTGGCGCTGTGTGCGCTAGCCTTGCGTGGATAGATGCCAAAGCTTGCGTTGTAGTCGTACATCTCATCGTAGTCATCCATGTAGCTGCCATAGCTGCTGTACGCATTGGCGTATGACTTGAGCACAGTCGTGCTCTTGTAGCTTGGGATGAGGCGTGATGGTGTCCAAGCATAGGTGTTGCTGAACCACATATCGTCATGCTCGATGCCCTGATCGAAGTTGACATGCTGCATACGACCATCGCCATTCATGAACACGAAGCGATTGTTGCCGATGAACTCCTCCATCATGGCAACGAAGCCTGCGTCATACACAAGGTCAGGTGCAGAAGACACAGCGCTGTGCAAGTAGTCCTTGATGAAGTGCCATGTATCTGACTTGGTCTTGTCAGCGTTGTTGCCCGTGTGCAGTACGCCGTTGTGCATCATGGCGATGAAGCCAGGAATCACATCGTACGGATGGCAGTTGAGCATGTCGGTCTTGCCGTGTGTAGTCCAGCGGAAGTGAATAGCAATCTCACGATCGTCTTGAGGCAAGCGCTGAATGAATGCAGTAGCATCGCCGAGGTTCTTGGGCAAAGTCTTGGTGACCTTGAGACCCTTGGCTGAGCCATACATAAACCCGATGCCGTCAGGGTTGGATGTGAAGATGTCGCTCAGTAGCCCGTGTGTATTGAGCAAGGTTGAACGAACTTTGGAAGACTGACCGGTAATGATTAAACACATAATAAACTCCTTGAGGTAAAAGAATGGGGACACAGTCCCCGTTGGGTTGTTGTTGAATTAAACAGGCTGATCGGCAGACACTTCGTACGAGCACTGCGCCATCGTGGCGGCGAAGGACTCGTTCATAAGAACCCACAGTTCACCGACACGCATATAGACAACATCATCCTCACTGATGCGATCTAGATCACCGCCCCCGTAGGGGAAGTACGCATACTCAGAGCCTGCGTAGGTAGCGAAGCGGAAGTACAGACTGTGCCGATTGACCCACGATCTGAGCGTCTCGGCCTCAATGTCGTAGGGTATGTGCACTGGGTACTCACGATCATGCCTGTCCTCCGTATGATGGGGTTGCCATGGTGCAGGGGGAACGACATCGTCACAGGTCACCTCGGCGGGGGC